TTTAGACCAGGGATTAACAAAGAAAGCACAAGCTATACTGCTGAAGGCGGTTGGTTTGATGGCAATCTTGTTCGATTTCGCAAAGGGTTCGCTGAAAAGATAGGCGGTTGGCAAAAATATGTGTCACCTTCATACGAAGGAACTGGCAGAAAATTACATAATTGGGTCAATCTTGCTGGTACAAAATTGCTTGGATTAGGAACTAGGCTAAAGTTATATATTCAAGAGGGCAATAGTTACAGTGACATTACGCCAATCAGATTAACTACTGGTGCAGGTGACGTTACGTTTGCTGCTACTAATGGGTCTTCAACAATCACAGTAACTGATGCTTCACATGGAGCAGTCGCAGATGATTTTGTTACATTCTCTGGGGCTGCTGCTTTAGGAGGTAGCGGTAATATCACTGCTGCAGTATTAAACCAGGAATATCAAATCGCATCAGTTCCAACTACTAATACTTATACTATTACCGCTAAAGACACTTCTGGTTCTACAGTTACTGCAAATGCCAATGATTCAGGCAATGGGGGCGGATCCACAGTAGGTGCTTATCAGATCAATGTTGGTCTTGATGTCTTCGTTGATGGTACAGGTTGGGGTGTAAACGCTTGGGGTGACAGCACTTGGGGATCAACTAGTTCCTTGGTTGCTACTAATCAATTACGTTTGTGGTCCATGGATAACTTTGGTGAAGATCTGATTGCCAATCCTCGAGCAGGCAGTATTTATTATTGGGATAACAGCACAGGCATTTCAACTAGAGCAATACCATTAACATCTTTATCAGGCGCAAACATGGTTCCTACTAAAGGACTTCAGGTGATTGTGTCTGACGTAGATCGCCATGTCTTGGTATTAGGCGCAGACCCTATTGAAAACGGTGCAAGAAGTGGCAGCATTGATCCTCTCCTTATCGCTTTCTCTGACCAGGAGAACGCAGCAGAATGGGAGCCTCGATCAACAAACACGGCTGGATCATTACGATGTTCTGCTGGTTCAGAAATCATAGGTGGCATCAGGGCTAGACAGGAGACATTAATCTGGACTGATGTCGCGTTGTACAGTTTACAGTTTATCGGAACGCCTTTAACTTTTGGCCTTAATCTTGTGAACGAAGGTGTCACCCTTATCGGGCCAAACTGTGCGGTCAATACACCGGCTGGCATATTCTGGATGGATCGAAAAGGTTTCTATCGTTATGCGGGTACAGTGCAAAGTGTGCCATGCACAGTACAATCTTATGTTTATGATGACTTTAATCAATCACAGTCTTATCAGTTCTTTGGTTATGTTAATAAGGAGTTTGATGAAGTTGGTTGGTTTTACTGCTCTTCCAGTTCAGACTCTATTGATCGTTATGTTACTTATAACTATGACGAAAACAGTTGGGCAATCGGACAGTTATCCAGAACTGCCTGGGTTGATGAAGGTATTTTCGCAAACCCAATAGCAGCGGGTAAGAGTAGCAGCACACCATACTTGTATAGCCATGAAATCGGTAACGACAATGATGGATCACCCATGACATCTGTGTATATCCAATCAGGCGATTTTGATTTAGGTGATGGTGAAGACTTTCAGTTTATTAAACGCATGATTCCGGACGTTAAATTTACTGGATCGGGCGGTAGCGGTCAGGCCATGAACGCAGTCTTAAAAGTTAGAAACTATCCTGGTGATTCATTTACCACAGATCAGACTACATCGTTTACAGGTAGCACAACAAAGATAGATATGAGGGCCAGAGGCAGGCAGGCCGCTTTGCGGTTTGAGTCTGACAGTGCTGGCGTTGGCTTTAGATTAGGTCGAAACAGGCTAGATATGCAGCCTAATGGTAAGCGTTAATGGCCAAGATTCTTCAAACCAATCTGCCAATTGCTCAAGAACAACAGGTAAGTTCCGACACATTTAATCGTGCGATCAGGGTTTTAGAACTTAATCTAAATGCCGTCGATGTTGACAATACCCCGCAGTACAATCAGACAACCATTGATACATCAAGCTTTGTTAAGGGTGATGTGATCTGGAATACGAGCTTAGAAAAGCTACAGGTGTACAATGGAGACTCTTTTAAAACAATTACATATGGAGATAATACGCTAGGAATGACTGCCAGTTTGACTAGTGTTCAAGTAGTTACTAACGGTTCAATTGTAGTAGAGGTAGGATAATGACCAAGTTATGCCCTCGCGGTAAAAATGCTGCCAAAAAAAAGTTTGATGTTTACCCGTCAGCTTATGCAAATGCTTATGCCAGCAAGATTTGTGCAGGCAAAATCAAAGATCCTTCGGGCACCAAGCGTAAGGACTGGGGGCCAAAGCGTATGAATAGCGGTGGATTTGTGGCCAAAAGATACCGGATGATTGATCCGAAAGGATTTAATAGAATGAAGCCTGATAAGAGGCCAAGGACTAGGATAAGCTAATGAGCTTAAAAAAGTGGTTTGGTAAAGGCTCAAAAGGAAATTGGGTTGATATCGGTGCGCCTAAGATAGATGGCAAGTTTCAGCCGTGTGGGCGTAAATCAACCAAGGATTCCAGTCGGGCATATCCTAAGTGTGTACCTGCTGCAAAGGCTGCTAAAATGACTCCCAGTGAGCGTAAAAGCGCAGTAGCAAGGAAGAGGGCCAAGCCCCAAGGGGTAGGCGGCAAGCCTACCAATGTTAAAACATTCGCCTCTACAGGCGGTTTTATCATGAAGTATAATAAAGGATGCGGTGCAATCATGCCGGATCGCAGAAAGAAGACAAGGTATAGCTAATGTTCAGGCGTTATGCTCAAGAGTTTAATAGTGGTGGCGAGGTTATGCCAAAGCGGAATAAGAAAAACTTCCGCCCTACTAGTGAAGGCGCAGGTATGACCCCAAGGGGTGTCGCTGCTTATCGTCGAGCCAACCCTGGTAGCAAGTTGAAGACTGCTGTTACTGGCAAAGTAAAGCCCGGCAGTAAGGCTGCAAAGCGGCGTAAGTCTTTCTGTGCTCGATCGGCGGGTCAGATGAAGCAATTTCCAAAGGCCGCAAAAGATCCCAATTCTAGATTACGCCAAGCGCGTAAGCGGTGGAGGTGTTAATTAATGTCAAATGGACCCCCTTACAATCCAAGAAGATTTCCTAGTGATTATAATGATCCCTTCGATTGGTTTCGATCAATACTTTACCCTAGATTTCCTCGCAGGATTTTTAGATTATTAGGTCCAAGCGGATTGAGAGAAGCAATTCAAGCTTTGCCTGAAAGCGGAGAATGTCCAGAAGGATATAGAAAAGAGGTTGGCCCTAGCGGTGTTGAATATTGTCTTATATTAGGAGTACCCGGTCCTTCAGATTCTCCAGAAGATGATAATGAAAACCAACCACCTCCTGATGGCGGACAACCACCTCCTAGCGGCGAACAGCCTCCACCCAATACTGGCGACGATATGAGTGGCGATTTCTTTAACAGTTACCTAGAAGCTGAACAAGTAGTTAACGCACGCGATGATATTAATGATGAAGAAAAAACAGGCATTCTAGGTATTTTAGAACGTCTTTTTGAATCAGGACAAAGAGTTTCTCGCTTCATTATTGATATTATTCTTGGTGGAATAAGGCAAAGGAAAGGAAGAGAGGATACAGGAGAACCACCTTCTAGTGGAGAACCACCTTCTAGTGGAGAACAGCAACCACCTCCTAGTGGAGAACCACCTTCTAGTGGAGAACCACCTTCTGGTACTGAAAATAGACCGCAAACTGTCCCGGTTGGTGAAAATGGTGAGTGTCCGGAAGGTTATAAAAAAGAAACCCTTGATGATGCAGATCCATCTGGAACTGTAGAGTTTTGTGTTCTTGTTGATGGGGTTGGAGGACCACCCTCAGATGGCGAAGATGGTCAGAAGAAAGAAGGTACACCAAAGCCAGATGCAAGTGGGAATTGTCCTCCCGGCTTTCGTGGAGTTGATACAAACGGTGACGGTATTAACGACATATGTGTTCCGGAGGGAATGGGGATACTCGACCTTCTAAGGTTAGGTCTGGGAATGGCTGGCAGTGGCCCAAGAGGAAGAAACGAATCAGATTTAAAAACTGCTGCTGGTAAAGCAGGACTCCAAGTATTTAACGATCCAACAAACTTCATGAGGTTTGCTCCTAGCCCCTTGCAAATGATTGATCCGCGTTACTATAACATCACATCATTTGTGCCTGCTGGCGAACAACGTGATTTTAATATGGGAGTTCAGAGACTGCCTGGCCAGTTGTACGCCAACCGTGCGCCTCAAGAAGCTAGGACGGCTGCGCAAGGTGGTTTGATGCAGTTAGCTGCTGGTGGCTTCCCTAGAAAGAATGGCCAAATAGCAGGACCAGGGACAGAGACTTCAGACGATATACCCGCTATGCTATCTGATGGTGAGTTC